GTTATTTGTTTGATTAATATTAGTCGTTGCATATGCCTCCAATAGTGGAACGCCAATTAGCAATCCAACCTTTTCGACAACTTCAACCGAAAATGTTATTCGACCCATTCGTGTATTGAGGGCATCGTTATTCATGTCTTTACTTTCCGATCTAATGTTTATATCCTGAACGCTAACACGCTGAATAAATCCAGAAGGGTATGCCAAATTTCTATAGATTGGATTGTCTAAAATAGCTCTACACGTTCCTAATAACTTCTGTAATTTTACTCCAGAAAGATTGTCTCCTTCTGCATAATCATTGCTTGGAGAGCTACAATAAACATCTATATTGTAAATATAAGAACCGATTATTTCGCCGTTATATTCTTTTAATAAAGGATAAGAACCTGTTGCGAATGATACATACACAGCAGGCAAATCCTCTTTGTCGTTTGGGTTTCCAGACTCAACAAATATTTTCATACGACCAAAGTCTGGATCGTACGTTAGTAAATATTGACCTTCAAATTCATCAGCTAATATTATAGCAATTCTTTCACGAATCAATTCGAATGCCTGCGGACCAAGTACAGATAATATCTTTGACATCTATCTAGTTAATGGTTGTTGAAAGTCGTTTAAGAATATCAATATAATTCCTGTCTGCTCGTCTGGATGCCACGTCTTGCACGAATAGTTTAAAACTGCGCCCGTAACATTTGCAACGTTTACTTTATGCTTATTAAAGTTGACTTCATTATTTGAATCGCGAAACACATACCCTGCATCAATTAACGATTTATTTGAAACAGCAACGTTCGCAAGCTTAGTGTTTACAAGGTTCCCGTCACTATCAACATTAAACCATACCTCAGTGTGCATTCCAATAATATTAATAGTCTGGCCTAAATGGGATATGAATTGAATAGGAACACCCCACCCGTGCGGATCGGTTGTTATCCTAGTAATATCTTTCCGAATATTATCAATTATTCCCATAGGTTTTAACAAAAACAGCCACTCGTTGAATGGCTGTTTTTATATTTTTATATTTTTATTTCAAACAAAACTATGCACCTGCGCCTGTCTTCATTGTCCATAAGCGGTCAACCGCTACTGGGATAGCTACAAATGCAGACTTAACATCTACATCATGTTTCGCTTTTCTGAAATCAGGGAACTCATTCACTAAGAATTTACCTTGGAATGGAGTGATTCTAGCACCGTTAGAGTCAATTAACAACTGCGGAACAGCTGCGTAGCTCAATACGAACTCAGGGTTGTCAGGTAGCATTACTACTGTGTTGTCTGAGATGTAAGGAGTAAGAACGCCTGTTGTAGGGTCGTTGTAATACTGAGGATAACCCCAAAGAGTTAACTCGTAATTACCTACTGTTAATCTACCGTGAAGCGTCGCACCAACAGAGTCTCTTTGTGGAGGATTCACAGTATCAAGACTCATGTTGAATAAGTTTTGACGCTGTAAGAAATAGTTGTTTTTCTTTAAGTCAGTCAATGCTTGCGCACCCATAATCAAGTTAAAACGCCCACCTGCTGCTTTACCTGTTTTTCTCAAGAAGTCGCAACCAGCTTGCAATTGAGCGTATGGGTCTGTACCCGTTGGAGCTAAAGACGTGCCGCCTGTGTTAGCCCAATAATTACCAGCACCTGGATCTACAATAGATAATGCTTTTCTTTTGAAATCAATATTGTCACCGTTTTTCAAAGTAACAACGCCAGTCTGAAATACTTGAGCACATTGAAGTTCAGCAGCACGATCAATTTTGTCCATGATAGCTTTCAATTTCATAGCACCGGAGTACACGAAATTAGCCCAGTCAGAACCAGTAATTTGAGTAGAACCAAACAAGCGATCGTAAAGATCAAGTTCGGTCATGTCAAAGTATTCGTCATATAATGGTGGAACAAAGATTTTTTCAGTTGATCGAGGAAACTTGTTACGAGTTCCTTCTGTACCACGCACTACATCTACAGCGACCAATTCAAAACCTCTTTGAACTTCGATAGATACTTCTTTAGTTGGCGAATACGTTTCTTTGAAGAACGATCTTAATAAGCCCGTAGGTTCAACCATTTGGCGGTAGACAGCTACAAGGTCTTTGGTGAATAACGGTCTTGCGTCCGTAGTTGCGATATTACTCATCTTTGTATATGATGTTTAGTTTTTTAAATTAGTTATCGTAATCAGTAAGATCAACGCTTGGCTTAATGAATATTGCAACTGAATCACTTTGAATTCTATCGAACAATGTTCTACCATTCACTATTGTATTAAGAGTGTCAGTTCCGTTTGCAAAAGATAATAACTCTTGCGCTACATCGCCACACACACCATACATTAGACTAGTTATTGCGCCTGCTTGTACCGTGTAATCTTGCGCTAAAATTCCAATTGGAAATTGAGATCCGTCCGAAGCGGTTGATACCAAAGGAACAATTGCTCTTGTTGCGGCAATGCGGCCCAATACTGTGCCTGCTGGTAAATAGACAGCTACATATCCAGAGTTGGTATAAAGTCCAGCTTGGTATCGGTTGTTAAGTAAAAATAATTTACTTAAATCGTAGTTAGTCGTTTGTTGATTATTCGTACTAACTGTTACTTGATTTGTACTCATTTTTTTAAGAGTTTATTAGTATGAAGAACCAATTTTTTCTTTAATCTTAGCATCCATTTCAGCTCTAAAAGCCGTAAAGTCTACTTCTTTTTTCTTGTCTTCCGCTATTGCAGTAGTAGAGCTAGTCGATCCAGCTTCAGCAAGCTTAACAGCAGGAGCAGCTTCAGCAGCAGCATCTGCTACAACACTTTTACCCATTGCTTTTAGAGTGAATTCACCCATATTTTTAGCTGTGATTCCTTTGCCTGAAGCAATACCATCAGATACCGCCTTAGCGTCAACTTCATTGAAAGTTAACCAACCCTCAACTCTATCCTTTTCAGCACTAACGCCTTCTGCCATAGCTTCTGCATATACTGAAGGGTGGCTTACTTTAAGTGTTTGTAAATCCATTTTAATTATTTGTTTTTGTGTTTGTACTTCTTCTTTTTTTTGATTAGACAAGCCAATAAATTCAGCAGCCATCAAGTGTTTATATGCTAATACTTCAGCTTTCTTTTCAGGAGTAACAACATTTATCTTATCTACTAGCTTTATTTTTTTAGCTTCTTTCGCTGTAAAATAAATATCAAGCCTTGTATCTAAACTGAAAATGTCTTTGAATTTTGCACCTTTTAATTCAACCTTAGAATCCATTATCTCCTGAATTGCTTCAACATCTAATTTATTCTTTATTGCTTTTTCAAAAAGAGCATTTGTTTTATTTAATTCAGCTTTCATTGCTTCATCAAAATATTCAGGGTTGCTCTCTATCCATTCAGGATAGGCCGCTCTATGCATCATGAAATCCGACACATCAAGGCATTCAACATAATCAGCATTAACGCAGAATTGAAATCCTGCTGAAAATGCCATCCCGTCAACTTTAACCTTTTTTGATTTTGGATGCTCTGCAAATTTTGCAATCATTCCGTAACCGTATGCAACCTGGCCGCCTGGAGTATTGACCCTTACTTCTATGTCTTCATCAATAGAATCGTTGAGCTGAGCGATAAACTGAGCCGCTGAATCTTGATTAATTGAACCGTATAGAAGGATTTCTTTTGCCATTGCATTATAAAAATGAAATTATTTTAATTATATGTTAAATTTTGTATTGTTGTAACATATAATTAATTAAATTTGCGTATGGCAAAAAAAGTATCAAGGTTTCCGTATCTTGCGGTTTACGGAGTTAACAAACAAGTTCACGAAGAACTAAAAAGCATATCAAAAAATTTAGGCATAGATTTGTCTGCCTTAATAAAGCCGAAACTCAGAGAGCTTCGGGATAGTTACCCCGAAGCTATGAGAGAATATAAGGAAGATTAATTATTTTTTAACAGGCTTTTTATTATTGTCTATTGAATTTGTAGGTTGCACTAGTTTTGGATCTGTTATTCCAAGCTTTTCTGCCTGGTCTTTTTCGTTTGCAAACTGTTCAACATTTTCAAAGTATTCGCCACCTTCTAAGCGTTCAGTAGCACGTTCTGCGCTCGTTAAAGGCATTGCATCGGCCGAACTGCCAAGTTTCAATCTTTCTGCTTGCACTTCTTTCAGAGGGTCGATATGTGGAACGGTTGCTCCAACAAAACGAGCACTTCTATACCCTGCCAGTGCCATGTTATTCCCATCAAGCCGAGCCTTTAAGTATCCAGGAGCTTGCACTTTTAAATTCAGTA